GGCTGCGTGAGTTTTAAGGGACATGTTTACTGACATCGGAAGCACCTCGAAAATTCTAGTGATTTTTCCAAGTTTAATGGCCTCGTCCTTAGATGCCGCAATCGACATCCAAATAGGGATGTTGCCCTCTCCGATGGTTGTTTCTATCGTCTCATACTGGTTGAAAATTTGATCATCAATGAACGCTTCTCCGTTAATCCTACCTACGTAATTAAGCTTAGACCTATTAAAAGGGGGACCAGCAGATGTTTGCAGGTTCATTGAATTGACATAGGAATTCGGAATACCCAAAACGGTTTCTTCCGGACTAATCTTGTCAAAACCATCGTTGTCACACCGGAGAATCCCACTGACATAATCGGCTACAGCAATTGCTCGTATAACAGGATCCCCAATCAATTTAAGGGGAGGAACAAACATGTTGGTGTAGGGGGAAATCCACTTGTCGTCACGCATAAATCCGCGGTGCACAGGCTTTTGCCAGTAATCCACGGACCCACAATGTTCAATCAAGTCATTCAACATAAAGGGTTTCAAAACTGATTCGCGCACCTTCGTCTTCGTTGTCGAAGCCGGAAGCGCGGGCGTCATGTAACCATAGTTGTATACGTTGGCATCAAAATGGGTCATCGCTGCCCACACTTGTGACTGGGGGGATAGCTTCGAGAAAACTAAATCTTCTTCGGGCGCGCTAGTCATCAACTCAAACAACGGGACTAACCCCTGAATCTCGACAACCCCTTTACCGGCCAAACCGGCACGAAGGGTGTCTTGAAACAAGAGCTCTCCAACACTGCTTGAATCGGACATAGTGAAGGACATTGCACACCAGTGCATTCCAACTATGCGCCAACCATTACCAAAGCGTCCAATATACACGGAACCACAATCCCCTAGCTCCGTCACTTTTGGAACAGAGATATTTCTGTAACCTTTATGGGCTACTACCTTGTTCATGGGACATTGTACGGCTCTATCCGTGAAGACTAGCTCCACTTCATCGTATTGTCCAAGCGACGAATTAGGGGTGGGTTCGATTTGAGTAAAAACATGGTTACCAGATAAAGATCCGGTAATTAATATAGACAGCTCCTTCATACCGAAAGAGGAAAAATTGGCGTCCGAAATCTGAACACGGTGAGTGTAACCAGCTCGCGTAATAACCAACATATCTCCGACCTTTCCGATGTGTGTCGGAACGACAAGAGCGTTGGGCGCGATGGCTAAGGCAAACATCTCCATGTTCGGGGACTTAACTTTATACATAGAGCGTTGGACAGAGTAAATTAACTCGTCCTTCGTCCACGTGACTGCCGACTTCTTCGTAACTCCAGGGACAAAGTCCTGGGGGAGACGCACCCAATTTGGGGGCACGAATCCGGCCGTCGCGTTATGCTCACGACCCTCAGGGGTTACGTTCTTCCATGTCTTTATAATCGCCGCAAGGCTTGCTAGAACGACTACCGTTAACCCTCCCATGGCCATAATCGCCTGACGCGAAAAGGGTAAGGAGTAGTCAACAGCACCGTTGAAGTCAACCTTCTTATTGTTGATATATTCTTCTACTTCAGCATACAAATCTGGGTTGGTTTCCCACAAAAGATCCTTCTCAGCCTTAGTCATTAGGCGATCAGTATCTACTCCGTCATCGTAATAATTGTCGTTCATATAACACCACAATTCACCGAGGGAAATATCCTCTGAGAAGTGGAAAGCTTCAAGGGGATCTCTTCTGGTCATCCTGCAAGTGAAGGGCTTTCGAACTGGGGACGACGATCTACAGCAACATCTACCTTCGAGTTTAACTCGAGCGACAATAGGGCACGAACATCTAGTCGTGCTCGCCATAAAACAAGTCGGGCAAAAGTCCGCAGACCCTTCCTTCTTGTTACGCTCGATTTCAGCGGCGTACCACGCCCTCTCCTCGTCTAACAAGAACTTTACAAGCTC